TGTTCCAAGAAAGTGGGGACCTGACTGAGGAGTCGTTGTACGTGCAAATCTCCCCCTCGATCATTCCACAATGTGTCTATCTTCCCCCGAAAGACTTCGTTGATGACTTCTTGATACATGGAACGCAAAATATAAATGTTATATAGCGCATGAATGTACTTTTTTTGGGTCACATAATCATCTTTGTGTTTTGCCATGACCTTTGCCATGTGTTTCAATTCATTCAAGAAGACAAATTCAATGACATCGCTTTCGCAGTTCTTCTTTTCAAACAATTTGAGAGAATTCTTCATTTTGATTTGATCCCCCTTTGAAATGGGTTTTGCTTTCTCCTTGGATTTGGGTTTGGATGTAGATTTCTTTGGAAACAGAGTCACCTTCTTTTCTAGTTTTTCTAGGCGTTCTTTCAAAATAGAGTCAAAGATATATGCGTCGTATTCACGTTGGATATTCAAAAAGTCCCGAAGCGTGGCAAAGGGATTGTATGTGACATTCTCATTAGCATATCCTTGTTGTATCATTTCTAATATGCTCTTCTCTTTGTCGCTTTCTATAGGCTTCTCAATTTTGTCCCATTCGTCTTTGGTCAGTTTGGTTTGTTGTAAGAAGTTCATTTGGTTTCTTACCACAAAAGGTGTATATATAATACGATGATACTCTTTATATTGAATTTGTTGATATATCTTTCATCTTTCATTTCGCACAGTTACTTGTATTTCAACAAATCCGTTTCCTGGGAAGTGGTTGGAAACAACTCTGCTCCATATATTTCCTGTAAACATAGCCACTCAAAAAGCCCCCCGTAGTAGACCTTGACATTTTTCAATCCCAAATTGGCCAATTGATTCACCTTTTTGATCAATCGTTCGTCGTGATAATTCTGTCCATACACTATCACCATTTTGTCTCTGTTTTTGTGTCTCAACAATTGATTGATTTCCTTTTCTTCTTGATGTACCGAAAGAGTAGTTTGGATCAAACAGCTTTGATTGTCTCGGGTCAACGTATTGATCAACGCCACATTTTTAGAGGAGTGCAACACAATATCTTGAAGTTCTTCAAAAACCATCACAGACGTTGACTCCATGTGCTGGCCCATTAGGCTCATTTGGTTTCCCATTATACCTAAAAAGTGGATTATGTTTAATTCAATTAAAACGCACAATAATTTCCACGTTTTCTTGGCGAAAGGTCTTCACGGCGTTCATAGAAAGTTCTTCGCGTTTTTTGCGTTGTTTGTCTTCGGTAGATGGTGACGCCGGCGACGTTTTCATGGCTTTCCGTGTCTTCGATAGACTGTTGTTTTCATTCATATCTAGTTCTATTTCTTCATAATGTTCATCAATGTAATCAATGATTTTATTTTCAAGCGCCCACTTAAAAAAGTTCATTTGACCAATGGTTGTTTCAAAGCAATATTCGCTGTTTCGTTCAATGGGGATTTGGATCCGCTCCCACCGACAAAAGGGATCAAACCGCTTCTTGCTGTATGCCTTGAGTTTGAGTTTATAGTCTTCATAGACTTTGAATCGCGGGTTGTTGGGCGTTGCAAACATGGTAAAGTTCTTCTTGGAATAATTCGTGGAAAACCAGTCCACAATCCTCAAACTTATGGTGGATGTACCATTGATGATCGACAGCATCTTTTGTAAATAATCGTTCTTATAATAAAAGTTTAATAGCTTGTCCAACAATATGTCGTTTTGACTACAAATAGATAGACTACTCATTTTAAACATTTTGAAAAAAAAGGTTTAAGTATTTTAAACGCTTAATTAATAAATGATTGTTTTGTTACGTGAGTTGTTAGAAGAAAACAACGATAATATGCCTTTCATAGAGTCCATGAAAGATCAAATGGTGGCCTTGTACCAACAATTGTCTTCTTGTCCGGACATTCCTCTGAATCTCTTTTTACACATTGTCCGCAAGGAGCTCGTATTTGTGGATGTCAATGAACAAAACGAAATACGCGGAGCGTTTACTCTCCTCTTGGAGCAGAAAGTCCTTCGAAAAGGAGGCATGGTGGCGCACATTGAAGATGTAGTGGTTTCCGAAAAATATCGCAATCAACACATTGGCAAAAAACTCATAGAACACGCAATTATGGTTTCCCGCGAATACAAGTGTTACAAGGTGATCTTAAACTGCAATGATAGCGTCCAAGGATTTTATGAAAAATGTGGATTCAAAAGCAAAAACAAGGAAATGAGCCTCTATTTTTAATCGTTTCTATGCTTCACGATTGTCATCTGTTTTCCAAACTTGAAATACTCGTGGTTTTCGTTACGTCGTTGTAGGTTGCATTGCAAGCAAGAGATGCATGTATTTTCCGCATAGTGTCCCAAGTTGTTGTCAAATCGTTCCAAGGACCATTGATTTGTCTCGTTCTTATTTTTATAAAGAAGACAAATATCCCTCTTGCAGTAATAACATTTGAGACGCGACTCGCATAGCTTTTGAATCAGCTCGTCATATTGAATATGCTGGTCTTCGTCGTACCGATTCTTCTTTTTGTCTTGGCTTTTATATGAAGAGTGTTTCTTTTTGATTTCTCGTTCCAACATTTCCTTCCCAAAGAAAGGTGTATTTATTTGAATGTTTTCTATAAACTCCAAGTGATTTCCAATCTCATACAACGATTCCATGGATGGATCATACCCTTTTTTCAAATGGGGGTCATCAAAGACAATCTTTTTCATTTATATTGAAATAGTAAAAATATTGTTTAAACACTTAAAGCCATACATATATAATATGAGCGACAAATCTCAAAAACAAAAGGAGTGCAAAGAGTACAATACGTTGAAATATAAGACCATGATCATGACAGGACAGAATTTGGATACGAAAATAGACAATGAAACCAGTATGGATGACCTAAATACGTATTTGATGAAAGAAATGAATGAAAACAAGAAGCAGTCGTGGAACAAACTGACTAAAACGGAAAAAATAAAGAAACTCACCCATTACATCCAACATTCTTTGATGACAAAACACGAGTTGACTAGCGAAGAGAAACAACGCGCACATCTCTATATTCTCACGCTTTTGGATCGTAAAAGACTATCTAAAAATTCGGAAATAGATTACGATGAAGCCAGTGGATGTATTCAAAGTATTCCCATTCTTTCGTTCAATGAAACCAGTCGCAACTTCACCTTGAATAAGGAATTCAAAAGTTCTAGTAAGAAAAAACCGCCTTCCCAAAAGAGCAAAACGGTGAAAAAAGTCAAGGAAGAAGAAAATAAATAAAATTGAAAATAGGTTAAACCTTACTCTCTATATATACAAATGGCATCAGAAACCGAAACAGAGGTCACCCCCATACGCGATGACGACAAAGAGGATGTCAAGGAATCCTTTAAAACCATATTGATGGAATTACAAAGTGACGTGAAAGCGTTTGACGTACATCAATATGATTTTGAACATTATTTGAAGCAAGAAGTCTATCAACACTTCCAAGATTTCATGAACCACGATACCTTTTCCGATATATACGACAATGAGATTGAAACCTTGTATCGTGAAATGAACTGGGTCAAGCGGTGTTACAAGAATATCAACGACGATTTTGATCACAATCAAGACAACACAGTTCAAGTGAATTATTTGAAAAATATACCGCAACCAGCACAAAAGACACCAGAATGGTATGCCTTTCGCAAAATGCACTTAACAGGTAGTAATTTGTGGAAAGTATTTCACACCGCCGGAAGCCGACGTCAATTGATCTACGAAAAGCTGGCCCCCAGCGAAGATAGCCCATATAAACCATCCTTAAATGATTGTACGCCTCTTAATTGGGGACATAAATATGAACCCCTGACCAATACGTTTTACGAATATTACAACGACGTGGTGGTGGAAGAATTCGGGTGTATTCCTCATAAGACCATCCCCTTTCTTGCGGCATCTCCGGATGGCATTGTCACTAGTAAAAAAAACAATGGACGGATGGTGGAAATCAAAAACGTGGTTTCGCGCGTCATCACCAAGATACCCAAAATGGAATATTACATCCAAATGCAACTCCAAATGGAGGTATGCGACCTTGATGAGTGTGACTTTGTAGAAACCAAGTTCATTGAATATGAAAACGAAGAATCCTTTCGCAAAGACAAATACCATCTATCAAAGGGGTTCATGATGGTGTTGATCAAGGACAATTCTTCCCTCATATATGAATATGCTCCCTTGTTTCAAAATAAGGAAGCAGAACACAATGCGTTTGTAGAAAGCGTGTATGAAAAATACGGCATCACTTCACCCAACGTCGAACACAATGGGATGCGATGGTATCGGAACATATACTGGAAATTGGTACAGTATTCGTGTGTGTATGTTCCTCGTCATAAGAAATGGTTTGAAATGGCTCTACCGCAAATAGAAGACTGTTGGAAGGAAATTGAAAGTGGTCTTCATGAAGAAAACTCGCATTTAAAGTACAAGGGGAAGACCCGCTCTCGTTCTAATAGCAACGCAGATGAGTCAGGGTCACCAAAGCCAACTCTCCCAAACGCAAAACTACTTGAAGTCATGGATTTGACAAACATCTGATTCATTTGATTATTTATACAAAAACATATTTAAATATGTATCCACATAGATAGTATGACAATGGCGATTGATATGTATGTAACCAAAAGAAATGGCGAAAAGGAAAGTCTATCTTACGATAAAATCATGGAACGGACCAAAAAGCTGGGGGATCGTTTCCAGATTCAAGTGGACTACTCTTTTTTAATTACCAAAGTCATGGATCAACTATACAATCATATCAAAACATCGCAAATTGACGAATTGATGTGCGAAACGTCGGCATCCCTTGGGACCACGGATTATGATTACTATAACCTCGCAAGCACGCTGTGTATATCCAATCACCAAAAAGAAGTAAGCACTGATTTTGTACGCAATTACGAAACCATTTACAACGACAACGAGGGATATTTGAGTACATCATTCATGGATTTGATTCATACACATGCTGATTTTTTTAAGACCATCCTGAACTATGACAGGGATTACGATATTGATTTTTTTGGATTTAAAACACTAGAGCGAGCCTATTTGATGAAACACAATGGTGTTATTTACGAACGCATTCAACACTTGTGGCTCCGCGTGGCCATACAAATTCACGGAGAAAACCTAGAAAAAGTCGCCGAAACCTATGATGCGCTTTCACGCAAATATTTCATTCATGCAACGCCAACTTTATTCAATTCCGGAACCAAGCGCCCCCAATTGAGTTCCTGTTATTTGATTGCCATGGAAGAAGATTCTATTCAGGGGATTTTTCATACGCTCCAAGATTGCGCGGCCATTAGTAAGTGGGCCGGGGGGATCGGCCTTCATATTCATAACATTCGTGCGAAAAACACAAAGATCATTGGAACAAACGGTCAATCGAATGGCATTGTGCCCATGTTGAAAGTATTCAACAACACCGCACGCTATGTGGATCAAGGAGGTGGAAAACGAAGTGGTAGTTTCGCGATCTATTTAGAACCATGGCATGCGGATATTGAAGACTTTCTAGAACTACGAAAGAATCATGGCGACGAAGAAATGCGCGCACGGGATCTCTTCTATGCCCTGTGGATACCCGATCTATTTATGAAAAAGGTGGAAAGCGATGATTACTGGTATTTGATGTGTCCCAATAAATGTCCTGGATTGTCCGAGTGTTACGGAGAAGACTTTGAGTCCTTGTATGATACCTATGTGAAGGAGGAAAAATACAACAAGAAAATGAAAGCACGCGAATTATGGTTTCAGGTCTTGGATAGTCAAATGGAAACGGGTACTCCATACATGCTGTACAAGGATTCGGTCAACAAAAAAACAAATCAAAAGAATCTGGGAGTGATCAAGTCGTCCAATTTGTGTTGCGAGATCACAGAATACAGCGATGACCAAGAAACCGCGGTATGTAACTTGGCGAGTTTGTCACTGCCTCGCTTTGTGGAACACACCATTGTAGGAGAAACACCCCATACCGTAGTGGTTTATTCTAAAACAAAATGTAGTTTTTGTAAAATGGCCAAGGCGCGTCTTCAAGCATTTGGGGTTGCATATGAAGAAGTAAATCTGGACGATGATGACAAACGCAAGGCATTTTACGAAAAGTGTAGCGCGGAAACGGGGAAAACGATTGAAAGTGTCCCGCAAATCTACATGGACGATTTGCACCTTGGTGGATGGACCGATCTAAAAGAAAAACTAGTGTATACGTTTTCCCATTCCACCTTGCAAAACATCACCGAAGTCGTCACAGAAAATCTAAACCACATCATTGATTGTAATTTTTACCCCACCATGAAGACCTATAGGAGCAACATGAATCACCGCCCTATTGGCATCGGTGTACAAGGTCTCGCGGATACGTTTGCGAAAATGGGAATGTCCTTTGATAGCGACGAAGCACAACAACTGAATAAGGACATTTTTGAAACCATCTATTACGGTTCACTCCGCCGAAGTTGTGATATGGCCAAGCGTCGTAACAGTGAAGTACACCGCCTTCAATTGGAATTTATTTTTGATTTATATGGGAAACACAATGGTTATTTGGAATGGTTTGTAGACGTATTCAAGGAGAACTATTACAACAAGGACTTCGTCTACTTTCAAAAAGTCAGCCACGAAAAGAAGGTGGGTGATGACATTACCAAAGTGTATCACTCCACGAAACCCACCATTGAAGAGATTTTCGGGAAACCCTTTTGTCGTCAATTTCAATCCTATTTGGACACACAAAAACAAAAACACAAGTACAATTACGACAACTATGATACATTGGACGAAAGTTACAAATCACTCCTTCGCCAACCGAAACACTACGGAGCCTATTCATCCTTTGAAGGTTCGCCCATGAGTGAGGGTAAGTTTCAGTTTGACCTATGGAATGTGACGCCTTCTTCAAACCACGACTGGGAATCTCTTCGCAACGACATTATGGAATTTGGCACCCGCAATTCGCTGTGTGTGGCTCCCATGCCCACCGCGTCAACGAGTCAGATTCTCGCCAACAATGAATGCTTTGAACCTTTTACCAGTAACCTGTATTCTCGACGCACGCTAGCCGGTGAGTTTGTGGTGATCAATAAGTATTTGATGAAAGAGTTGAAAGATCAAGGACTATGGAATAGCGAATTGAAAAATCAAATCATTGAACAAAAGGGGTCCATTCAAAAAATAGACTCTATTCCCAATGAAATCAAGCAAAAATATAAGATTGTATGGGACATGTCCATGAAACGCCTCATTGACATGGCGAAAGATCGCGGGGCCTTTATTTGTCAAAGTCAGTCCATGAATCTATGGGTGGAAGATCCCAATTACAAGAATCTCACGTCCATGCACTTTTATGCGTGGAGAAGTGGTCTCAAAACGGGAATCTATTATTTGCGCAGAAAAGCCAAGCATCAAGCCCAACAATTTACGATTGAGCCAACTAAAAATATAGATAAACAAGAAGAAAATCATGAAGATGAAGTGTGTGAAATGTGTTCGGGTTAAGGTATAGATTTGAGTTTGAATGATTGGCGGTGATAAGGACTATATCCATGAAGGCGAATCCCTTCTATGTGTTGTTTGGTTCCGTATCCCTTGTTTGAAGAGAGTTTGTATTTTTCGTCGTAATCTGGATTTTCTTGAATAAACGCATCAATGTAGTTGTCACGAGCCACTTTAGCTAAAATAGATGCCGCGCTGATGGCCTTACACAAAGCATCCCCTTTCACCAAACATTCGTGGCTTATTTTATGGTATTTGTTGTCATAGAAGTAATGAAATTCGTTAAAGTAGTTTCCATCAATACAAATATGGATACAATCAAATAGTTCGGGAGTGAAGTTCTCCACCTTTTTGATATATTGAGTAATCACATTATAGATACTTTTATGCATGGAGCGCTGTGTTGCTTGTAAGATATTGATTTTGTCAATTTCACCACATGTTGCAAAATCAATACTATAAATCGTATTTCTGTCTTGAATATATTGAAATACTTCCTTGATCTTCTTTTTAGACGTGAATTTTTTGCTATCTTTCAACAAAGTTAGATCAAAATCGTCTTCACTTGGGTCCGGTAATATGACGGCACTTGTATAGACATCTCCAAATAGGGGTCCCCGGCCTGCTTCATCTACACCGATAACTACTTTTTCTCCAAAACTCATGTTGTGTTGTATGTATAAATAACATGAAATAGGTGAATCAATTTTTATTTTATATATATAATATAAATGGTTTTTAAAGACAAAAAACTATTGGCGTTATTATTATTTGTAGTGATCATTGCCTTTTCTATTTTTTCGGAATATAGAAAGATGAAGACCATGGAAGGGATGGCGGATGATGATGATGTTCCATCGTGTGATCAAGAAAATGTTCCGGGATGCTATAGTGTGCTTGTAGACGACTCAACGGTATATGGCGTGGATGGTTATATCAACAATGCGGTGCCCTCTTATTGTCCAGCTTGTCCCACCGTCATGCATGGTCACAGCCATGGAACCCGCGCCGGTAATTCTGCCCAAATTGAAGGCAGTGACGTTGAAGGAAGCAGTACCATTGGAAACACCATTCTGTCGAACACAGAGGTCACGAATACCGAGACAACAACTAGTTCCAATGAAGTAAACGAGAGCACGGTCAATGAAAGTACGGTGAATAACAATACGGTCAACGAATATGTTTTGAACCAATCAGCGCCTTCGTCGTCATCCAATAACGATAATAACGCAAATGACGAAACCTCGCGAAAATACGAAGAGATCATTTCTTCGTTGCGTGGCGAAATCAATCAACTCAAGCAATCCTCGGGGGCATCTTCATCACCTGTAGCATCCATACTAGGAGGAAAAAGTGACGATTCTTGCCCACCATGCCCGGCATGCGAACGGTGCCCCGAACCCGCCTTTACCTGTGAAAAGAGAATCAACTATCGTTCGCCCAATGTAGGAAATTATTTGCCCTTGCCTGTTTTGAACGACTTCAGCACGTTTGACAATAAACAATAAAGAGTATTCACCTTTATGGTCTATCTATATCATCATTTCATTTTTTTAGTGAGTCGCTTGGTTTTACATTTCTTGTTCATTTGAAAGGTTTCGCATTTTGTTTGTTGCGGTACAATTGAAATGACACACTTTGATTTGACTCCATACAAAGGATCTACACACCCGGTTTCGCCCTTTTTCTTTCGTGTTTGGATCTTCTTCACTGTTTTCCGAATACCTTTCCCCTTGTTACACCGTGCGCGAAAGTGTTCATATCGTTCGCGCACATCTTCATACGAAAGATTGCTCTTTTTACGAAGCATTTTGTTGATCAGTTCATGGAGATCATACATATAACGCGAAAAGGTGTCCCTACTTTTCATATGCTTGTCTAGCAACGGTAAGCATTTGAAATTCGTTTTCAGATTCAAACGACAATATTTACAAGGCAACACGTGTTTGAGTTGTAATATGAATTTTTTGTACTCTTTCTTTTCTTTTTTTGTAGGATGATTCGGATAATTGAAACTAATGGTGTGCAACGAATGCCATAAGCTAGGCCCCCATACTGTGGTCAACATTCCGTCACCACTATGAAAGTCAGTTGATTTGAATACGCTTTCTTTTTTACGTGTCTTTCCCATTACATTAGAGAGAGAAAAAAAACGGTCTATGATTTTTGCTTGTTGTAGTGTTTATCTATGTTGTTTTTGATTTTATCTACTTCGCTTTGGGACGATACATTGATATCAACGCCATATGTTTTTTTTATGATTCCTAAAAAATAGGCCTTTTTATTCATATTTTCACTTGATACGATAACATACTTTCCGGTTATATTATCTTTGACAATCATTGGTTCAAATGAAAATTTATTTTTGTTTATTTAATATAATATGAATTTTGTTTATATCTTTTTCATTGTCCTTTTTACAGCAAGTTGCTTGTATATTGTTTATACTTACTACAACAAGTATCTATTGAAGAACAAAAACACAGATTTTGTGGAAAACAATGAATTCTTACACAAAGCATCTACGATAGAAACCACGTTCTTTTTCTTTCACACGGATTGGTGCCCCCATTGCAAGGATGCCATGAGTGTATGGAAAGACATTATGAAACTTCCCTCTTTCAAGCGATTCAAAACCGCATTTGTAGACATTGATTGTGAAGCCAAAGAAAATCGGTCTTTGGTCAAAAAATACAATGTGAAAGAATATCCCACTTTTATTCTAGAAGCAGATGGAAAGACCTTTGTCTACGACGCAAACTTAAAAGAAGATTCTTTAGAACGATTCTTCATATCAGTATATGAAAAACTATGAACGCAACAATAATGTAAAATAAATATAAATTTTTCTACATTTATTTTACATATGAATGACATACCACATTTGAATATTGATGAACTGTATGAAAGAAAAAAGGAGATTGATGTTCAACGCGTATCGATTTACAACAAGTTGTTATCTAAAATACATGCGAAAATAAAAATATCTTCCCGTCAGCACATTGACAATGAATTTTGTTACTATGTCATGCCGGAAATATTGATTGGATATCCCAACTATAATTTCCAGGAATGTTTGATCTATGTCACCAGTTGTTTACAAGATGACGGGTTCTTGACGAAATACGTGCATCCCAATTTGATACTGATTTCATGGAGACACTGGGTGCCTCAATATGTACGCGACGAAATCAAAAAGAAAACGGGGAAAACCATTGATAAATTTGGGAAAGAAATGACCCGTAGTGACGAACCAATCCCCAATAAAAAGGTACATTTTGAAAAAGAAGCCAAAAGTGCTACAGCTTCGGTCAATAAGTCGTATAAACCGAGTGGAAAGTTCATTTACGGAAACGACGTTTTATCCACAATCAAGGAAACCCTCTAAGTGATCATCGGTTATTCAATACATCAATGATGCTGTTTCGGATTTGCTCCATGAATCCACCTTGTAAAGGGAGGTCCGGTGTTTTCAGTCCATTGTCAGATTGGTTTTCCTGTGGTGGTTGTTGCTGTGGTTGTGGTGGCGGATTGGAATTATTCAATACCACCCTATTTGTAGGAATTTGTTGGGGCATTGGTATTTGTTGTGGTGGGGCATTTGGGGCAGGCGATTCCGATCTTTCTTGTGGTGGGGCAGTTGGTAATTCCGAGGTTTCTTGGGGTGGTGCTGTTGGAGTAGGTAATTCCGATGTTTCTTGGGGTGGTGCTGTTGGGATAGGCGATTCCGGGATTTCTTGTGTTGGTATTGATTCCGAGTTTTCTTGCGGTGGTGCGGTTGGGATCGGCAATTCCGATGTTTCTTGTGGTTGTATAGGCAATTCCGAATTTTGTTGCGTTTCTTCAGAAGGGGGTGTTTCCGATAGCTCTATCACAGAAGGCGGTTGAGATTCTGATTCCGGAACGGGTTGCGTAGGAATCTCGGACACTTCTTGTGTTTCGGGTTGTGTCACAGGTTCATCGGCCACAGAATTGACCACAGAATTCAACGCCACAGGCATGGGTTGAGATTCCGTATTTGCAACAAGAGATACCTCCGGTGTTGTCACTGAGGCAGGTTCTTGTGGCGGTTGAATAGTAGCATCTTCAGGGACGGGTACAGGTGCGGGCACCGGGACAGGCACAGGTAGAGGCGCTGGCACAGAGACCGAATCATTCTTCTTCTCATCTTCATTATTCAATGGCGTTTCGGGCGGGGTTTCCGGTAATGGTGTTTCCAGTGTGTTGTTCAACCGATTCGCGTCTAGTACATTATTTTCCACCATACTTTGTTTCGTACTTTCTATTTGGTTTTCGGTTAAAATACCGTGCTGATTTTCGTACATCTTTTCGTATAAAAGAAGCGCTTCTATGAATAAACGTTCGCAATTCATATAAATCTGGTTGATACAGTCCTTGGTCTCGTCTTGATGTTTCAAGAGACTTTCCATAGTCAAACTCGGCGAAATGATAAAACTCGTTTCATGATTGCTTTCAAATGGCACAAAGATACGTTTCAATATAGACAACATTTTCTTTTTGTACGACTTTGTGATATTTTGAATCATGTAGATTTTCTCCATGTACTTTTTGAACAAATGATCGTTTTTAGAGACAACCAAGTCTTCGTAGTAATCCCGATTCAAGCAACGCGTCAGCTCGTGAAATTTCAGCATTTCAATATCCGCAAAACTCTTCACATGATCGGGCTTCTTCTTCTTCCCTGTGAAGATTTGATGGAACTTTACGAGGTCTTCGTCGTATTTTGCTTGCATCTTTTTGCTGCGTTGATTCCAAGAATTACTTTCGTGATCATACACATCAAAATACAAGGCATCTAATTCTTTGATACCGATTTCGCGATCCAATTTAGACATATCCTTTTCCGCGTTTTCTTTTGGTTTTTCGCAAAAGAGTTCCCCGGGATTGATGATCACATGTTGGTCACTGTTATTGTTTTCACCCAGCTTATTTTTCAAAATAGTCAAACGACGTTTCACCAACCCAATAGGATTATCTAATTGACTGATCTTCAAGTGTTTCGTTTCTTTGTCTATTTTCTTGAAACTATTGAAATCCCTTAAACCAAAATACTTTTTGGTTCCATCTTCGTCTTCATACACATATTGAGGGTCAATGGTCGCCACAATCGCACTGAATAAAGTCATGACTTTCATGTAAAACTTTGAAATGATCAACAAGGCCTTTTGCTTTTTCTTTTCATTTTGAATCGTGATTTCTTTCAGTTCATTGGCATTAGAAAAGAAGATCTGGTTGTTATTGTTATTTTCTTGGTCTTTGTTCATCTTATCATTTGAATACCCATCCATCACACGGTTTTTCAAAATACCAACATCTAAACTACTTAGCTTTTGTTTCAATATATAAGAGGTTAGAATTACCATGTTGTCGTAATACTCCTTATCCGTGAACCGAATCATATCAATCATGTTCTGCTTTAGCACATAATTGGTTGCTACCATATCAATGTATTCTATTAAATTGGATGTATTCAACGCTTTCGTATTTTTTTCATGTGAACTATCATCTACATTTTTGCTATAAGAAAACGTATTTCCCATTACCGCAATTATATATTATATAGATTTAAAAAAAATTGAAAATAAAAACGGTTTAAGTTTAAATGTACAAAGAAATATAGATCTCACATAATAATGGAACTTTATGATGGTAAACAGAGAACCAAAAAATTAAAAAAGAAACGATGTTCGCATAGCATGAAAGAAGCGTGGAAAATGATCGATGACCATGAAAACCCTCCCCTTGAATGTGTTTATGAAAAAGACCACATCATGGAAACAAATGAGTGCAAAACATGTGGCGGGCGTTTGTATCACGGCGATCATGGATTTCTTTCGTGTAGCAATCCGTCTTGTGGCATATTGTATAAAGAACTCATTGACTTTGGGGCCGAATGGAGGTACTATGGTGCCGACGACAACAATGCGACGGATCCGACCCGGTGTGGTATGCCCATCAATCCATTGTTGGTTGAATCGTCTTATGGATGTAAGGTGCAATGTTCCAAGTCATCAAGTTATGAAATGCGAAAGATCAAACGGTACACGGAGTGGCAAAGCATGCCTTACAAAGAGAAATCCAAATACGATGATTTTCAATTGATCACCTTGATTGCGAAAAATGCGGGTATTCCCAAGATCATCATTGATGACGCGATCCGCTATTACGACAAACTATCCGACGCCAAGACGTTTCGGGGGTTGAATCGCGACGGTATTTTGGCCGCGTCCATTTATATATCCTTTAGCATCAATCACAATCCACGAACCTCAAGAGAAATTGCAACTATATTTCAATTAGACAATACAAGTGCAACAAAGGGGTGTAAAAATGCCATTAATATTTTGAACGATATAGAACAAGATATGGAAACGAATGACATGACCATATTGACAAAATCCACACCATGCACGTTTATTGCGAGGTACTGTAGTAAACTAAATGTGAATCAAGAACTGACCAAACTCTGTTTGTTTGTGGCCAAAATTGTGGAAGCGAAGAAATTCATTCCCGAAAACACACCCCATTCTATTGCGGCCGGAATCGTCTATTATATATCGCTACAATGCAATTTAAATATTGATAAACGAGACATTCACATGGTGAGTCAAATCAGCGAAGTGACCATCAATAAATGTTGTAAAAAATTAGAGAAATTCAATGACCGCCTTTTGCCTCGTACGGTCCTAGAAAAATATAATGTATGAAATATATAGTTATCATAACAATCAATCCATGGAAGTGCCCAAATATATTTTTATTGTGCCTTATCGTGACCGGGAAGCACACCGCATCTTTTTCCTCAACTACATGGAGTATATTTTGGAAGACTACTCCAAAGATTCCTATGAAATCGTCTTTTCACATCAAAATGATACACGCCCTTTCAATCGCGGGGCCATGAAAAACATTGGATTTGATTACATACGAAAGAAGTATCCTGCTCATTATAAAGACATGATATTTGTCTTTCAAGATGTAGACACGATGCCTCATAAGAAAAACTTACTAAACTATGATGTTTCGCGTGGAGAAGTAAAACATTTTTATGGATATACATTTGCGCTCGGTGGGTTGTTTAGTATCACTGGACATGACTTTGAATCTATTGACGGATTTCCCAATTATTGGGAATGGGGGTTTGAAGACAATATCATTCAAAAAAGAGCACTTTCGAATAAACTCACCATCAATCGCAATACATTTTATACGATCCACGACATGGAAATACTACACTTTTTTGACCACCTGAAAAAAGACATTGACATGCGCGTATTGAAAAAACAAATAGATAAAACCGTTGAAAGAGATGGTTTAAAATCTCTGAAAAAGGTGAACTATGCTTATAACTCCCAAACCAATATGGTAGACGTGCATGATTTTGAATGCTCTTATAGCCATAAAAATATATCAAGGCACACACACAACATGAAAAATGGTACAAAGATCCAATACAATAAACGCAACCCAACCATGAGGATGAGACTCTATTGATCCCATCAGAAAAACTCACGCATAGATTTGAATATTTTCTGATTGGTAGATCCTTGGAAGTTGTCTTGGGGTTCAATGGGCAATCCGTGGTATTCACGAATCACTTTTTCGGCGTCTTGATTGTGGGCAATGAGTTTTTGTTTGATGGTTTCCATGTCATAGTCTGTTTGACGTTGGATCAATGTGACAATTTCATCGTTCATTGGTGTTGGTGTTGGTGTTGGTGTTTCCTTTGAGGCCATGTTCAAAATACTAATAGATTAATCACCTTTATGTATTTATATTTTTATTTCTATAATATAATAGTTCAAATTTCTCTATGCTTTTATCCTTATTTTGTACCCCGGCATTCATTTACTTCGTTTTCATGTTGATTCATGTACTCATGCAAATACAAAACAAACAATGGAATCACGCGATGATTCGTTTGCTCATCGGTTTATTGATGACCCTATTGTTACAATTGTTATGCATGAGAGGCATGAGTATTTTATCGTGGATCATCGTTTTCATACCTTTCATCTTTTATACCTATATGATGCTTTTGTTATATCACGTATTTGGTCTAGAACCAACCGATGAAATGAAACAATTTTTAGTAAATTAACAACTTAAAGAAATATACACGTATTATATAAAGTCATTTGTTAGGCAATGTCGTCTATTGAAAAGGAGTTATCCCACCGCTCTCTCAAAAACAATTGGACGTTTTACCTACATTTGCACGATACCCGGGAGTGGAACTTGGCGAGTTACAACAACATATTGAGATTTCATTCCGTTGAACATGCAATTTTATTAAATGATGAAATTCATTATGATTTAATAAAAAAATCAATGATGTTTCTCATGAAAGAAGATATCAAGCCCATGTGGGAAGACGACAAAAACAAGGAAGGTGGATGCTTTTCATTTAAAGTATCAAATAAGGACATTGAACAAGTATGGAAAGAAGTTTATTTTCATGTAGTGGGTTCATGTATTACGAAAAAACAAAAATACGATCATCATATTAATGGGATTACTTTGTCTCCCAAGAAAAAGTTTTGTATATTGAAAGTATGGATGAAAGATTGCGAACTGAAAGATCCCGATATATTCATTCACATTGATAATTTAACAGCAGAAGGGTGTTTGTTTAAGAAACATTGTCCGGAATTTTGAGTAAACACTTGACGGGTTTGATGGATGCCGGACCAGACTTGGAGGACCGTTTCTCCTCTTTTGTGAATATATCTTGTTGGTATTCATTGAGATTCAAGTACCTCTGAATCAAATACTTTTTTTTGTGGTAATATGTCTTGCGTTTTCCGTATTGTCGTTTGAATATATCGTGGCTATCAATCACGTCAATTACCAAGGGTTGAGTGTGTTTGCTACGTAAAATACGTCCCACCGATTGACACACGTCTGATTTGGGCGTCGCCATGCACAAGGTAGTCAATGTTTTGATATCAAGGCCTTCCGACGCCATGGCATAGGTGGCGATGATGACCTTTTTAGACTCGCTTTCTTTCAAATCCTTTTCTTTCATCCCTCCCAAGTAATACCCCACACTGGGTTCAAAAGCTTCCACCCCTTCGTACAAGGCGCGAATCAGCGACTTGTTATGGGCCAATATCATGATTTGTTGTTCGTTGTTTCGCACCAATTCATGATGTATGAGATTCACAATCATGGCTGTCCTATTTTCATTTTCACATAATTTTGTGATCATGCGCGAGTACATGGGGTTGCCCTTGAAATCGGTTTCTATTTCATTGTATTCGTCGTTTAGGGGATCGTCAAACAAAACGGCTTTCACCAATACCTCCGTAGTGAGGTCCGTCTTTTCTTTATGAACCACCGGACCGATGAAATATTTAAATACTTTTGTCAGTCCATCTTTGCGGGTCATGGTTCCACTCAACCCCAGCACGTAATTCGTGTGAATGCGGATCATGACATTAGAAAAGACTTCCGCACTCAAGTGATGACATTCGTCATAAATGGTCAAGCCAAATTCTTTCACCAGATCATAAGGAAACTCCTTTGTCGATAACGTTTGTAACATTCCAATGACAATGTCTTTGTCTTCCACGTCAATCACTTGTCCTTGGATGAGTCCAACCCGCGCACTTGGCAAGAATTGAGTAATCCGTTCTTTCCACTGATTTAACAGGAAAGACTTATGAACGACGACCAATGTTTTTGTTTTTAAGATAGATAAAATATTCAAACCCATCACGGTTTTTCCTTTTCCGGGTTCTACGTCTAGCAATCCGCCTCCACTGTCCTTGACATGATCCACAAACTTTTTCACGATTTTCACTTGATAGTCAAATAAAGAGCCTTCAAAGGGCAGGTCTATGGGGGTGCCTTTGGATAACACATTTTTGTTGCAATGTCCTATTTTTTCAATCCCATAATATCGTGGCAAATACATTTTATGGGTAGATTCTCTATAAATAGGATATTGAACGGAATTCATGAAACCATTCATATTTTGGTTGGGTTTTACGTTTAATTCGTTGCGAAACACTTGCACTTCGTCTACAGAAAAAGAAGATTTCACAATCGTGTATCCTTTTTTGCCTATGTAAGAAGCCATGATGATATGTTATAGCACAGATTATTTTAATTCTTTTCAATTTTTTATATTATTCTCTTTATATATATAAACCATGAAACCTTCCAAACTTATGAAAAAATCAAAAAAGATGTTGACGTTTGACAATGTCCTTGGTGTGATTCTTGCGGTGCTTATTATCTTTGACCTCAAGGTGGAGAAGGATTTGAAAAACGTCCTCAATAGCCCGGCGGGCATGATATTGTCGCTTGCACTTTTAGCAATTATTTTTGTTTTCATGAATCCGATTGTGGGTCTCTTGTTTTTGATTTATTTATACGAGTGCGTCAAGGACGATGGTCTTTACCCATCCAAGTACGTGAACACGCAAAGCGCCAAGCAAAGCGTGATGAATGTGCTCAATCAATCTAATCTTTTAACGAAGAGTAGCGGGGATAAGGTAGAAATCGGTGTCATTCAAAAAATGGCACCCATCATTAAGAAAACCGAAAACCCGAATGCGGTGTTTGGTCCTCATTTAAATGACCCTATTCCTTTTCATGTGGTTTAATTAGGAACAATTGTACTTGATTGATTGGTTTTCATATTTGGAACCACTTGATAAAGTGTATACAACACAGATATAGCAAAAGAAAACAATACAATATCTTGATCATTGGAGCGATACTCCTCTGATAAAACAAGATACTGTATCATATACATTAATCCAATTATGGCACATAAAGTTAAAATAAATGGTTTGAAAATGTTCTGAATATCTTTAAGATATGGATACCCTATAAATAATACAATAACAGCATAAAGACCATACATTCCATAAACACCAGTGTCGCTATATAATGATTTTAAAAGTGAATCCCTTTCTTCTTTCACAACTGGTCCTCGGGCTAACATGAATCCAATTAAAAAGAACAACACAATTGAAAAAACTGTTTGTAAAGAACTTGATATAGTGGTATTCACAGCAAATTCACCTCTATCCATATCTCGTAATGACGAAATCATTTTTTCTCCATAAAAGACAACAGCCAAGATAAAAACTGCCATCAACATAAACGCAAATACCTTTCCGTAACCTTCCACCGCATCTAACCCAAATAGATCCATTTTTTTCACCGCAAATACCCGCTTGGGTTTGATGATTCTCGTATTGGCATCACCCTCCGGCGAACAATCGATGTAAATGTCTTCGGATTCAAATACATCAATGGGTTTCCTTATTGCTGGGGTGGACGATTGTGATACCTGAAAGGAACTGAGTGCTTTAAATGAAGACTCTGGTGTTTTTAGGTCATCTAATTCGTCAAAGTCGTCCTCACTAATGGTAATTTCCGAGCCATCAAACACGATAAATATTTTTTCATATGGGTTCACATTGCTTACGTAAGTGTAGTAGTAAAAATCCGTTTGTGGAATAAAGCTATTCATATCCACCCCAATCTCAACATTGTTTTCATTTATTTTGTCACTGTTGTCAATCAACGATTTCAACGAAGGAGATGTAGACTCACTTCGGTTGCACGGTATAGTGATGAATAATTTCTCTTCCTTATTTTTCGTGGAATGACACTCAAGCATGATACTTATGATCATGCCTCCATCCAAATTGGTGTTGGTGAAAATATCGCCTTGTTTGGTCAAAAGAATACCATTAAATACATAATCCGTGTTATTAAAACGAACTGCTTGTCGTTCACTGCTATCTGTAAAAAACTTATTTACACCTTGAATATTTAAATCCTCATAACTCATGTTATCTACTCTCCACGTTGTGATGGATGGAAAATCATAAGTCAACGAAACATCCTTTATTGTAGCTTCGTCAATAATCGTTGGTCGTGTTGAAACTTCTGACATTATATACTATTTATTAATATTTAATAATAATATATAATAGAATATTTAAATGATATCAAGCGGTTCTGATTATATGGAAAATTTAAAGTCCTATTATGACAAGAATACCATTAAAAAAATACTAAATGACAAGAAAGTTCTAGGTATCCAGTCTTATGATCATTACGTGAATGCGTTTGTTAAAAATTATAAAGGCGGTGTTATTGAAGACGACGCTATCAAAAGTATTCAAAAGAAAGTCAACGCAATAGAAGATAACTGGATTGAAACAGCGTTGGATGATATTTTTTTGATGTTTGAAACAGAAACACCAGAAGAAGAGAATGAAGGTGTTGCGCCGCCAGCACGACCCGCGCCATCAGAAGAAAGGGCAACAACAGTAGTACAATCGCAATTAAGGCCAAGACCACCCGCAGAAGCAGAAACGACACAAGCAGAAGAAGCAGCTAGAAGGACAGCAGAAGAGGAATCATTGAAGAAAACAAAAGAAGAAGAAGAAAAAAGGGACGCAGCAAGGAAAGTAGCAGAAGAAGAAGAAGCAAAAAGGAGAGCACAACAAGCAGAAGAAGCAAAAAGGAAAGCAGAAGAAGAAGCAAAAAGGAGAGCACAAATACTAAATCGTGGTCCATCACAAGCACCACCACAAGTACCACTACCAACAAATGAAATGAAAAAGGATCTAGAAGCAGAAGAAGATTTTAAAAGGAAACCAGAGTATCAATTCAACAAAAAAATAATGAAAGAATTCCAGAAATATAAACATTTATTTGAAGATATTGAGTTTCAACGTATGATTCGCTCACAATAAATTCACTCCATTTTTCGCGCAATATAGTTTTTCATGTCCCCCGCATACGTCACCAACTCCTCATCCACGTCAATAACCACATCCTTGTCTGTAACTTTCAATAAAAACTCCCGCAGTTTTTTCACGTGCTCTTTGTTTGGATTGTCATCAGTCAACTGAAATGGATTGTCTATGACATTTTGCACATATTCTTTCAAGTTACCGATGGATTTGCCATTTACATCAACGACGTCTTCATCAAAATCGTTGTGCGTTTTCCCTTCATATGAATCAGATTGCCCCTCCACAAACTCTTTGATCAGTTTGTGATATTGAAAGGACCCGTCATTTTGATTGCAATCTTGTGTGTATAATTCAACCATCTTTCGCACATAGACGACCTGGTCGTTTTTAAACATGGCTTTATTCGAAGGAGTGATGGATTGTACATATACCAAATAATCCTTAAATCGCTCTACATACTGGCTATCACTACTTGCCGATTTCATCGCATTCACACGCATGTCCGTGAACAACTGACTGAAACTACCAAGATTATTTCCATCGTCGTCACTTATTTCCTCACTAAACACCTCGTATTTCTCGTCGTTGTCTACATAATTTAACATCCATGTCTGAAATTCAAAGGGATCATAGGTTTCATAATTGATGAATCCTTCACCTGTTTGCTTTCTAAACAAGGTTCGCAAATGGACCAACCCATTCACAGCTATAAACGGTATACCAAGAACATAAATCATATTTTTTTGTTTCATATACACCACATATGCCATAATGATAAATAGAAACAAGGATTCGTTATCTTGTTCTGTCCACAATGACCACAGAGTCAATAAGGTAATGGTCAGAACAAAATATAAAATTACACTTGACGAAAGCAATAGATGACCAAAGGATGTCCTCCCTTTTCCTTTTCTTGGTTTAGACATGACTATTTCTATATATAGTCATATGATTTTATTCATTCAAATATCGTTGTAATAGTCTTATATTGTCCACCAGAAAACGATCTTTTGGATTTTCAATACACTGTTTTTTCAACTCAAGAATCAGATCACATAAAATCATTTTGTCTTCTTCCTTTGTTTTTACCTTTTTTTCAAGAGAAACCAACAATTCCATGTTTGTTTCGTATGTTTTGTCCTCGTGTTCCATGTATAAAGAAATAGGAAAAAGGTTTTCCATTTCAAACTTACATTTTATAGTTATATAAAAAAATGTTCACCTATATTATTTAGAAAGCTCTTTCTAAAAATGTCCCGCACCAACATAGAACCCCTCCTTACCGAAGATGATAACCGATATGTGATGTTTCCAATCAAAGACGAAGAGATTTGGAAAATGTACAAAAAACAAATGGACTGTTTTTGGCGCGCCGAGGAAATAGACCTGTCGAAGGACTTGACCCACTGGGAATCCTTACAAGACAACGAGCGTTACTTTGTAAAAATGGTATTGGCGTTCTTTGCGGCGTCCGATGGAATTGTGTTAGAAAATTTGGGACTACGATTCCTCGGCGACGTGCAACTGGCTGAAGCCCGTGCATTTTATGGGTTTCAAATTGCCATGGAAAACATCCATTCGGAGACCTATTCTCTGTTGATTGATACATACATCAAAGACAAGGGGGAGAAAATGGAATTATTCAACGCATTGGGACATTTTGATTGTATTGACAAAAAAGCCAAGTGGGCACAAAAATGGATCAACGACAAGAGATCTAGTTTTGCGACGCGTTTGATTGCGTTTGCTTGTGTGGAAGGCATCTTTTTCAGTGGGAGTTTTTGCTCCATCTTTTGGCTGAAAAAGCGCGGGCTCATGCCGGGCCTCACGTTCAGTAATGAACTGATTTCCCGCGACGAAGCCCTCCACACGGAGTTTGCTATTTTGTTATACAATAAATTAGAAAAGAAGCTATTGAAAAAGAAGATCATGGACATTATCAAGGAAGCCGTGGAGATAGAAAAGGAATTCATTTGTGAAGCCCTTCCGTGCAAACTCATTGGCATGAATGCGGGTCTCATGGGCTCATACATTGAGTATGTTGGCGATCGCCTTGCCCTCCAATTGGGTGTAGAAAAGATCTTTGAAACGGCGAATCCGTTTGATTTTATGGAATTGATTTCGTTAGAAAGCAAAACCAACTTCTTTGAATCGCGGGTCAGTGATTACGCATTGGCCGACAAATCGTGCAAAGAAGATGCGTTCAGTTCGGGGGATAATGACTTTGCGTTTTAAGTTGATAGTTTAAACATAAGATAGCTACAACACTATTTTGAATTTCAAACAAACCGTTCACAATAGGACGGTCTAGATAATGCGGATGGAGACCAAATAAAAGGGACGATAACGCAAGGGATGCGTACACCAGACCCAAGGTAGTGGTCTCGCCCAATTGCACCGGTAACGTCTGGATCCCATTCATGGTGTCTTCTTCTATATCTTTGATGTCGGCCAAGTTGGTCAGGGCAAATAAATTAAACGTACATGGCAAATAGGCACATCCGTCCATAAGTATTTGATAATTGTGGTCGTGTAAAAAGCAGGGTAAAAGGACCGTCGCAAAGGTCCACATGAATGATACATAAAATGGTTTTAAAAAAGCGGCGTTCATTTTCAATGTTTTGTAATATTCGGTGCTATATAACAAGGTGACAATTGGCAAAACGTCTTTCCAATTATCTCCCTCCAGTAAAAATCCGGCTATCAAATAGAAAGAAATACAATAAGTGAACGTATATATGTGGCGATATTGTAAAATAGACCTATATAAGTTCTGTTTGTTTGTTTCTATGGGGGTTTCTTCAAATTCTAAAGCATCTTTATATCGGTCTTTGCCATATGTGTAATATCCTATTAAAAATTGTAACAATACCATCTTTGTGGTGGTAACATCATATCCATAATGAAGATTCGTAAATACATTGCTAATCAAATTTAATGGAATTCCAATATCTATTCCCGTGACCATCATTTTGCATGGTACTGGTTTGTTTCTATGAATGATTTGTTTTATGTTTCGGTTTCTAATTACGAAACGAGGTGAAAGAAAGGCCATATACAATTAGGGATTATTATAAAACTCTTCAATATTAGGCATTATTGATTTATAATAGGCTTGCGTTTCAAATTCCGAATCTTTTGTTTTGGAATTCGTATTCATGATGAAACGATTCATCGCATTAGCCCAAGGACGATCTAAGATATCAAAATGACTGTAATGATCAATTTCTTTTTGAAGGATGGTCGTGTTTTCTAAAATACGCTTAAAATCCATTTTCAAAAAATCAATGGGTGGGATTACAGGAAACATCCTCCATTCACTAGATTTCTTATGGTTTAAAAGAAGGATTTGATTTTCACTCACAACACAGTCATCGGGTTCTTGGTTGAAGAGAGAATTTTTCCATTCTTCTAGATAATCTTTTTCTAATACTTCTTTCATTTTACCGTCAATTTCATCCAAATCAATCTCAAACTTGCGGGGGATCGCCGGCATTCCTGGTACCACGGAAGATACAGAAAAGGAGTATTTTTTAAAATCAAGAGGATCAATCAAAATGGCCTTCTTTGGTACACCAGAAGGTAGTTTTTCATAGGTATCCATGAGATTATTTGCTCCCGAGGAGTGAGACAAAAGGAAAGCACATGGGGGACTAGTTTCGTTCACTTGTTGTACGATATCTTCCGAAGTCATTTCATTTGCTATTTTCACGTCATAGTTGATCTTTAGATTATCTAGAAAAGTATGGTAGAGTTCATGGGGAATGCTTTTTTTCAAAGATGCGGGAAAGAAATAGATTGTTTTTTTAGCAGGCATGGATTGAGGAACCAGCGCATTGTATGAAATCACAGATAGACAAGAAGAAAGGACGAGTGTGATGCGAAGGAAATGATTCATTGTAAGGTAATATATATACATGAAAGAATATGTTTAATTTGTATTTCTTGAAAATAAATATATGCTCTAAATATATTCCAGAGCATATGAAAGTACAAAGCATTTTTTTGCTTTTTTTGGTCACAGCCTGTAAAGCGTTCAAACCATCGATGCCATCCTTTTTTCCTTTTTACCATGTCAACGGAGAACAAATCCAAGATCTAAAACAGCACCTAGGACGGGAAACGGTTTTACAAGTGTCGTCTCTTTTACCTAAATTAGACACGGTAGGTCATGATATCCTTCGGGCAAATCACGATTTTATAGAAGACGTGCTTCACAATGAACTGTTGAGCCATGAAATGAAAAAATCAGCCATATTGGGATCTATTAAGCTTGCGCAATATGGAGACGACTTCGGTTCTCATGTATTGCAACAGTATTACAATATAGTGGATGCGTGTTTATAGATTAAGAATATTCTTACTTAAATGAATCTATGGTATGTGTATATACGATAGATTTATTATGAAACTTGGTTTACTGCGTTTTGTCTACCGCGGTATTCTTACAGGCATGCCCCTATTTACGTATAACCCGATCACCAAAACACCCATTCATGTACCATTCACGATTAGTCCCCATAGTACCTATATCAACTATGAACTATCTCCATCACAAACCCATGTTCTCAACAAATACATTCAAGAATATGACCCCGCTATGGAAATCACACCAATTCAAATGCTTTCGTATGAAACCGACCCGGTCCCTTATTTGAGTATCAACGTTTACAACTGTTCTAGTCCAATTTTCTTCAATGACAATCAAGAGATTACACGCCTAGAAATCAACACCTATATACGCAAATGGAATAAACAAACCCATGAATATGACTATGGAACCGTGATTTTAGATTACACGTCTAATGCGTTATCCATGGACCCCATTCATTTATTCAAAACCAAGGAACACATAGAGTTTGTATTCCCACATGGTAAAAAGGAACCCGTATTTATGAGAAGTCAATCTTCTTATGATGATGTATTTTTCCGTTTGTCCTTTAGCCCTTCTTATTTTGTCACCAGAGACAAAGACAAAGACAACTTGCATCTTCATGATGATTTGATTCAATATAGCGATGCGATTTACTATAAGAATGGAATATATGATAAACTATATTACGATTCTTCCTTGGTAAAAGCGAATATTATCATACCACGAGTGATGCATTACGCAGAGTTTGTATATAAGGACCTAGAACTCCACAAGCCCAAACATGTGTTTTATTTTGAAGATTCCATCTCTTTCGTGGGAGGAATGTGGGAAAACGTGTTTTCAAATCAATCACAAGCTTAATCGTCCATAAACTGATAAATATTTTTACTCAATCCATTATGATAGGAACGCAAGAAGTCATGAGACCGATTTTTATGACCCACTGTGATGCGTGTAAAATGCATGATATTGCTATAGACCGGATCCAATAGATCCGAATGCCCATGTTCCGGTGAAGTCACTTCCACGATTTTGTCTATCTTGTCTCCTTTTAATTCTTCTATTTTGATTCGAAAAAAAGGAATAAAAGGAAGTCCAAAGGGATCGCGAGTGATCTTGTATGACTTTTCCGCATGCATAAAGAGAATACTGCGAATAAAGGGAATATTGAAAAACTTTTCTTTCGCGGCGATCTTCGTATTGACAGGGTCCATCAATACCACACTGTTGATATGCGATTGGTTCGTACACTGGTTCAACATGGTTGTGCATCCCGAGGAGTGCCCCACCATGATCACTTTTTTATAATGTTTATCTAAAATACGCGTCAAATAGGGAATGTGTCGGTAGTTGAAACAAGGAATATATACGGATATATTGTGGTGATTCAAACTATCAAAGAAACTACTATATATGGTGTGTGAAATCGCATTGCTACCTCCTGTGAAGAAGACAACGCAATTTGTCTCGTTTTTGGGGAGGGTCGTTGCCTCGCGAATCTGAAGGCGACGATAGCTTCGTGGTCTCAAAAGAAATCCTTGTGTAAAAAAAGAAGATAAGAGACAAAGAGACAAAGAGACAAATTTCCACAAATGCATCAGTATAATTCCACTATATTTTCATGAACTAGATCTTTATATTAAATATAATATTTCAAATGAAAAAAGTATATAAAAATGTTCATTTAAATAAAATAATGAAAAAAATTGTTTCCTGGACTCAAACATACGGCGAAAATAGACTCTTAAATATTCAATTATTGCAATTCGATACTATCGGAAACGTTTTGAGAAATAAGTGTGAGTTTATTATATTTTCTTTCCATAATTGCAGTGATATATTCTTTCATAATAGTGAATATATATTAAATAAAATATATGATAAAAACAAACTAATTCTTGTGAGATACAATGACATAACCTATCTTGAATGTTTCAGAGAAATTTTAAAAAAAATAGAATTTCTGAATTGTAGTGATATTTTACAAATTCAAGATGACCAACATGGAATAAATTCAATAACAAATATCACAAATTTAAGTGATTTGGACATAATAATTGAAGAATATCAAAAAAATAAAGAGATCCAATTCATGCATTTATTTTCAAATGAAGCATTGCCAAATGATGGGTTTTTGCCAATGGAAGTGATTGAAAAAAAGAATGTATTATTTTACAAATACAAAAGTACCGAATTCCGAAAAAAAGGGGTATATTCATGGAATGACGGAACATATATAATATCAATTCAACTGATTAAACATTTATTATATCAAAAAAATATACCTCATAATGTTTGGCACATAGAACTTTTTTTAAAAGCAATATTTGATAAAATACCATTTATACGATGGGGGACAAATAAGATTATATTCAAGGCGTCAAATTTATTTGGAAAAAATACTAATCAAACCATTTCAGTAACAGAAAATTTGTATCGTTTTTTTGGAGAAACAAATGATTGGGATAAAATTCAATTACTGATATAAAATAGCACGAACCGTTTCTAAAGCTCCTTCGGCCCACGCTTGTTTGTGGGAAAAGGCCTCTCCTACAATAGAAACGTTGGGAAGCGGGTGTCGGATTTCTTGCGCAATCTTTTCAGAGTCACAACCCTTTTTCCAATGATGACATCCAATAGTCCATAAATGGGTCTTAAAATAGGTTGGTTTTGGAATACTTAACTGCGGAAAGAGAATGTCTAAAGCATCGCGGATCATTTCTTGAATCACCTCATCGTTTTTCAATACTTTTTGTCTCTTGTCTTTCCAAAAGGGATCAATGTCTTGTCCATCGGTGTAAGAAATCATGATCAATCCCGACTTCGGATCAATGGGGATGATTTGTCGTGGGATCGCATTGGTCACAATTTTAGGCATATCTTCAAACCATACTTTCCCTTTTTGACGTGGATATTTTGCGTATATACGAAGCAAGGGAGCATTGTATATGCACGGTAGAAGATGGAAAATAGGCTTTAAGATGGAAAACTCGCGCAATTGGCTGGCCTTGGTCGCAAAGATAAGGTGTGTCCCTTCATACGTATACTCTTTCTTGGTTTTCGTATTAAAGCAATTCACTTTATATCTACCATCTCCCAGTTCACTTACATGATTCACATGTCTCTTTAAACAAAAATCCACGTGTTTATGATGTTGATGCGCTTTATACATGCGGTCACATAACTCACTAAATCCTTCTTTCACTACATAGAACTGATTGGTTAGAAAATCTCGCTCAAAGGAAAGAAGCGAATCATAGGCATTCATTTGCGTGATTTCCGAATCATATCCAAAGATATCACGTATCTTTTTGGCTAATTGAGGATCTTTTGACAAATGAATGATCCATTCTTTCAATGTATATTTTTGCAAGGTGGTCTTAGGGGTTTTCTTGGAACGTTCAATAATGTTTTTCATGATTGTTTCTAACGTTTTATTCGCATTATGATAGGGTATAATTTGCTTGTTTCGGGTTTGATGTAAAAAATGAGAGGTGCTTGATATGGGTACTTTGTGACACTTGTATTTCTTCAATAAAGACAAAAGCAAAGGATGATTGTCATGAAAACGCGCACCACCAATTTCATATTGTGGATTTGTATGTGTCACCAAACGCCCACCCCAATAGTCTCGTTCATCTAGAATCAACAATCGTTGAGATGTATCCTTCTGATGTAGTTCTTGCATCGCATATAATCCAGATATTCCGCCCCCAATGATAATATAGTCATAGTTCATGTTTATACTATCATTCTAAATTATTGTAAAAGATCACCCAAACGATCAAACTGTTTCCTATATTCAGGAAGCATTTCAATGAAAGCAAACAGTAATGTAAAATCACATACATAAGATATCGTGGTAAAGGGGATGAATTTATTATTTTTCATGGCCCCATAAGATGGGACAAGCAATACCAACTTTCGCATGTAAAATACAAGAATAGTCAAAAACATGGTTTCAAAGAAGACAAGGAGTGTTAATTTTCCAATCTCCCAAATAGTTGTTTTCCGTTTTTCCATTTCCTCATCTAATCTACGAACCCTCTCATAATAAGTCTTGTTTAATATGGTTGCTACGACAAGACTCAAGACAAAGAAGAAAAAAGTATATTGAATCATTTCAATGATTTTGTATTTCCGTATGTTATCCATGGTGATCAATTGCATAAAACGTCCATGAAATGTATATTCGGGCATTATATTAAATACTTATATTTTTATTTAAAGAATAAGAAGCATGAAAACTATAATTGAACGCACATGCCTAGTCATGTCTTAATGATCAAAACAGTTCAAATTGCCCCCTTTCGCACTTTAATGGTGGCACTCAAGGATATTTTACTAGAAACCAATATTACATTTGAAAAGGATGGAATTCGTATTATCAATATGGATAAATCCCAGACGATTTTGGTGAACATGCATCTTAGCGCGGAAAACTTTGAATATTATGAATGCAACAAGGAGAAAATCATTGTGGGTGTCAACATGCTCCACTTTTTCAAGCTCATCAACTCCATTGACAACGATGAAACCCTCAGTATTTACATTGAAGACCGCGATTATAACCAAGGAATCGTGGAGTATTTGAACCTCAAATTTGAAAACAAGAACATCAAGCAATGTAAAATTCAAAAACTGAAACTCATTGAACCGGACCAAGAAGAGCTCAGTGTACCGGATGTGCCCTTTTCTTCTATCATTCATATGCCCGCGAGCGATTTCCAAAAGATCATTCGCGATCTCAACAACATATCCGACAAACTAGAAATCAAATCCGTACACAACCAACTGTTTTTCAAGTGCGACGGCCCGTTTGCAAATGCGGAAATCGTGCGTTCGGAAAGTGACGGTATGGGATTCACCCAAAAGAATCATTCCATCATTCAGGGCGAATTTTCCCTGAAAAACCTGAATTACTTCATCAAGTGTACCAATCTATGTAACCACATTGAAATGTACCTTGCGAATGATTTACCACTCATTGTCAAGTACAACGTGGCTTCCCTCGGTACCATTAAACTGGGACTTGCCCCGATTCCATGTGCGGAGTAAATAAATATACATGGAATAAAATGAATTTAATGATAATTTGATGATTATGATTAAATTACTCATGTCATTGTCAAATCTAAACAATGATACAATTTCTCGTCTATTCAAAATGATAGATGAAACAAATACAACAGAAGAGGCAATCATGTCTATCAAACAAAACTATTCTAGTTATGCCCGCCTAGAATTAATATCAAGACAAATGCAGATGCTTCAAAATGAGGCAAAGCACATTCTAATGCATCATGAAATGAATTTAGATTTCAAAAAGCTTGCTTGTTCGTTCAAAAAAGTGCCAGGAAATTATTATTATGTATATGAAAAAGATTCTTCAAGATTTTTATCTATGATCGCGCCAGATGATTGGCATGTTATGCCCGGCGAATTTATCACAACCCTGTTATTTGATTATGACTATAATTTCTACATTGTTAAAAGGGACGAAAAATAAATAATATGTTTCATGTATATAGTAGAATGAAAGTATCAAAAGCATCAAAAGTATCGTTTGGAATCCACCTCTTTTTGTCCGTTGTCAGTTTATTCATTTTAGTAAATGTATATCAATATTTAGAAAAACTGAAAACCTGTTCGTGCTTCTTAGAACAACAAAATCCCGATCATAAGATCAATGTCACCTTTTTACAATTTTACCAAGTGCTTGAAATTATTTCGCTATTTATCTTCATCTGTTTCATGACGATGTATAAAAGCAAACTGTTCAAAGGTGGCGCAACCATGAGCAAGAATTTGGGCATGCGCTTTTTCGTGCTTCTTTCGGCATTTGTCTTCTTTATTATTTCCGGATACGTGACCTATCAATCCATTTTACTGTTTCTCATGGCAAAGAAAGACTGTGCTTGTTTAGAAGATTGGCAACGATACATTGTATATGTGCAAGGGATATTCAATAGTATTTACTTTTTAAGACTCTTACTGTGGTTTGCGCTCATTGTCATTTTGATCTTGTTTAATTTTGTCAACTAGAATTTTGTCGCAACTGCTCCACGTACATACTGAAATACTTTTTGCTTATTTTTAAGTTGGGCTGATAGTTGCAGTACTTTTTATACAACGCATGGGTATTATCCTTGATTTGGATCTTTTCCTTTTTGATAAAGTCGTTGATTTCTTTCTTTTTATCCCATAGTTTACAGCGAATGTTATGTAGCATCTTGCCATGAACGAGGGTTAGATCCGGATAGTAGGATTGCAAAATGAGTTTGATGGTGGACTCCCCCAGGTTTATTTCTTTTTGCTTTTGTTTCTGATGAAATAAATGCAAAATCTCACTAATCTCAAAATAGTATTCGTCCTCACAATGAACAAAATGTGTATCCCAGAACGTTTTGAACCGATCGATCATAGGCAATTCCATGCTGTAGTATCCATGGAGTTTTCCATTGCTTCCACTTTGACCCACAAACCGAAAGACACAGGACACGAAATCCGGGTAACTGGTGAAATGATGCACAAATAAGTCTTGCTCTTCCATGTATCGCTTCCATAAAAAGATCAAATCCTTCTCTTTCAAATGTTCTTCTTGTTTGATCTTAATGTATCGCGCCATGAAGCGTTCAATGATGCTTTCTTTGGTTTGTTTATTGAAAAAATGTACACATGTATTGACTTCTTGTACGTCGCCGACCACATTGCCCAAATAATCATCAATGGATTTATACCGATTCGCATAGTAAATCGCCACGCAAATGAGATTGACATAGAATTGTTCGCTAAAATGTAGCACGTCATAATGAATGTCATTGCATGGTATTTTCCATTTTTCTAAATCACTGTGATCTTGTGTATACTTGAATTTGAAATGATTGAACACATTGTTATTACAGAAATACATGGAGATGTATTTGTTGATTTCGCTCAAAAAAGGCTTCATTTGACTTCGCGTGAATAAAATGGTGCGATGTTGATTAAGTTGTTTCAACACAATGTTGCCGATGACCAGCAAGAAGATCTTACAATACTCTTTCTTAGGAAATATATTGGGATACAAAGCATTTAATGTTTTTTGAATCGTGTCCGTGTCGGGGATCGTTTCATAGATTTGATTCTCGCGAATGGCCTTGATGATTTTGTTTTTGATCATCGTTTTGAGAGACATATCCATAGAGTTCCGATATTGCTTGTAGTTCGTGATATAGTCCAACGCATGGTACAACATGTTGTCCTCGTTAAACAACACATAATCATTGTTGATGTATCCATAATATATCTTACTTGTCTTGTTATAGTAAAATGTATTGTTTGCCAGAAAATCATCCACGATTTCACAAATAATCGTGTTTTTGGTCACATCTTGATTTTGAATGTCCTGAAAATTCTGTAAATGTTCGTAAAACTGCTGTAATTGAGAAGGGTCTTCTAGTTTAGATTTAATTTGTTCCACCATATCATCAATCGATTCGGTCCTTTCCATGATATTTAATACAAATGACACATAAATATTTAAATATTTATATAAAAAGTATTATTAAATATGGATTCGGCGGATTACTCTTTGATCAACGCAACCATTCCATCTCAATTTGAACTGAATACAAAACATCTACGAGAAATGAAAGAGAGAAAAAGTGGAAGACAAGATCCGATCATCAAAGAATACCGCATGCAAACCGACTTCAAAAAAGCAACGTCCAATGTGGAGTTCAATACAAATATTCAGGATTATTCTATGGATGATATTTTTTCCCTGTTAGACATTGAGTTGGGTGAAATGGAAAACTATTCCGAGCTGCAGGACCTGATCAATGAAAAGGTAGACAAATATGTGGGGATGTTTAAAAATCTAGAAAATGATGAAGTCGTGGAGTTTTTTGAAAAGGTGCGATCTTCGTTGCTTGGTATTCGCCAAAACGAACCCAAAAACTTAACCGAAGCACAGCGATTGTTATTGATCTTAGATGACAAGTTCAATGCCGAAAAGAATCGCGGAATACTCACCAAAGCCACGGATACCACTGATAAAACCCTCTTTGATAACTCAAAGGGAGCAGGAAACCCTCTAAACCGCAAAACACTCACCAAATTATTGACGGTTGATAGTCGTTTTCGGAGGAACTATAATGGAAGCACTTCTACGGATTACAGTGTGGAACTTCCATATATCATCAACAATGTGATTGAATTGAAATTGTCGGATCTAGAATTACCGTCCACGTTTTATCCATTCAATGACGAATTTGAAAACAATTATTTTTGGGTGAAATTAACAAAAAATACAACCGCAGAGCTTTATTTGTATGTCTACATTAATCCTGGGAATTATTATCACACAACATTCATAGAAAATATCAATAACTTTTTAGGACCATACGGATTGAATTTGACATTTGATTTAGATTATAACAATTCAGGTAATGCTCCCGATGGAACGGGAAGAATTAGTTTTTCTGTACTTGAAGGATTTGGTATTGCAGAAGTAGAGATAAATTTTTATGGATTAAAACTTACAGAAGAAGCAGATGCTGCTAACTATAACACATCGCATGTCGTATCTTCCAATAATGAACAAGAGATCGTAGAGAATTTTTATAATGCCAATACAACCATTCCCAATACACAAAGATGTGGGTGGATGCTTGGATTTAAATATTCAAACTACACTGGGAGCACCTCCTATACAAGTGAAGGTATTTTAGATATTTTGGGTCCCAAATACTTGTATTTGGTATTGAATGACATGAACACCTCGTCCAATATAAATTTCTTTAGTAACTCAGAGGATTCACTTATAGATGGAAATATATTAGCACGAATCGCACTAAAAGCAGGTCAATTCAGTATTCAAACCCAAGGTGATTATAGCATATATACACAACCACGATGTTATTACGGACCAGTCAATATTCACAAACTTGAGGTTCTTCTTATTGATGAATATGGCCGTAATGTTAGTTTGAATGGGGTTGATTTCTCTTTTGCGTTAAGCCTCACAACCATATACAGTCAGACCAATTGATCTTTTTGATAGGCATTATATTGCTGGATCAATAGATGTATGTCATTTTGAGTGCTTTCATAAAAAGAAGCATAATTGCTATACTTTTTCAGTAAATATTGAATTTCGCGTTTTTTAGTAGTGTCTTCCACGTGTATGGAACTCCATGGAAGCACGTTATTCGCAAACAGAGAAAAGAACATGTAAAACGCAGACAAAATGTCATCGCACGGGGCATAGGATACACCGCCTTCGTATAATCGATAACTACAATACAAGGGACTACCAATGATTTGTTTCAAAGGGACAGTATCATCAATGACCGAGGCCAACCCGAAATCAATCAAAAACACTCGCCCCCGGGAGTTGACCAAAAAGTTGTCGGGTTTCACATCCCGATGCACAAATCCCTTTTCATGAAGTGCTCCTAATAAACGGGTCACTTTACGAAAAAGACTCATCAATAAATCCGGTCGTTGTTTCGCATAGTCGCCCAACGTATAGGGCAAATACTCCATGATCAAATAATGCTTGCCTTCGTAGACCCCAAACGATTTGATACTGGCAATTTGATCAATCTTCTCTTTCCGTAATCTCAGGTACATACGTATTTCATGGGTCATCAACTTTGTCGCGATTTCATTGTTGTTTTTATCAAATTTAATGGCCACCTTTGTCTTTTTGTCTACGTGCTCGCCGATATATACCACCGAATAACTTCCTTCGCCAATCTTCTTCACCAAACGATACTTCATCTGAAGTAATGGAGAGTCTGGATTGTTGTCATCCATTATCGTTATTCTAAATCCGTTTAAAGCTTTAAGTGTAATTCATAATATCATGGAATCTTCCATTCAATCGTTCAAAGAATCTACGCACAACAATTTTGAATTTAGCGAATTTCAAACCAAAGCATGCGAAGCCATCATCCACAAGGATCACGTCTTGGTGACCGCTCACACGGGATCGGGTAAAACATTGCCCGCCGAGTTTGCGATTTACTATTATGTGACAGTGCTGAAAAAACGGGTGGTCTATACGTCACCCATCAAAGCATTAAGTAATCAAAAGTACAAGGAATTCAAGGAGAAGTTTCCTACGATGGAGGTGGGGATTTTGACCGGCGACATCAAACATAACCCGGAAGCAGATGTGCTGATCATGACAACCGAAATCCTACAAAACAACTGCTTCAAGCAAAAGAACCGGGGATTGTATCTGGATTTTCAAATGAACATGGAAGAAGACCTGGGGTGCGTGGTGTTTGACGAAGTGCATTACATTGATGACATGGACCGAGGTACGATTTGGGAACAAACGATGATGATGTTACCAAACCACGTGCCCTATGTGATGCTTTCGGCAACGATTGGACAAAAAGAGATCTTTGCGTCGTGGGTGCAATCCATGACACACAAACCAGTGGTCATTTGTCATCACAATGAACGAGTGGTACCGCTTACGTTTTACGAATACTTCACCTTGCCGCGCAAGTATGTGGATAACATCCAAGACAAGACAAAAAAGAAACTGTTTCTAGAGAAAACATCTCAATCTCTTCGTGTGGTAAAAACTCCCCAACAGTATCACTATCCCATCTTGAATCAAAGCAAAAAATGTGTAAATGAACTTCGTAAAGATCGATACCAAGTGCCCCAAAAGTTTATTCTCAATGAATGCTTGCGAGAATTGCGAGACAAGGACATGTTTCCGTCGTTGCTTTTTGTCTTCTCGCGCAAACAAGTGGAGTACTTGGCCCAACAAATCACCACGTCTTTGTATCTAGAAGGAGAGAAAGAGTCCCCCATTGAACCCTATTTTCGCCAAACCATGGTGAGGACCTTTCCCAATTGGCGCGAATATGTGGGGTTACCTGAATACACCTTATACGTGAACCTCCTTGAAAAGGGTATTGGTGTACATCATGCGGGGATGTTACCCATCTTTCGCGAAATCATGGAAATCCTCTATGAAAAGAAATACATCAAGTGTTTGGTCGCCACGGAAACCTTTGCGATTGGCCTCAACATGCCCACGCGTACTGTATTGTTTCACTCTCTGTACAAACACGACGGGACACAGATGCGCTTGCTTCAAAGCCACGAGTTCACACAAATGGCGGGGCGAGCGGGGCGGCGGAATCTAGACAAGGTCGGTCACGTCATTTTACTCAATAATTTGTATGATCCGCCCACAGAAAGCGAATACGAACGCCTGTTTCACGGATCGCCCAAGGTCCTGAAATCCAAGTTCCGGATTACGTATCACTTGTTGTTGAATTATTTACATGAATATGGGGAAGAGGATTTCGTGTCCATGGTGCAAACATCCATGATGAATATGGACATTGTCGCACAAATCAAACGGTCCGAAGACATTCTCAAAGACCTCACGCAAAAACACGAAGATTGTGCTAACATTGTGAATTCCCTTGGACCAGATATGGGTGCGTTTTTTGAGACGCATGCTTCTATGGTGGAGAAAATAAAAACAGCCAAGAACAAGGAACGGAAAACACTCGGGCGTGCGTTGCGCCAAATGGAAGAACAAGAAGGACAGAAGTTGAAACAGAAACCGTTTTACGATACCATGCTTGAAATCAAAGACAAAATAGACAAAGAGACAAAAACCAAGGCCTATGCACAAGGATACATATCCGACCAAATTCATGGGCTGTATGAAATATTGGGTACCCAGGGCTTCATAGACGATGCTTTGAAACCCACCCAAAAGGCCCTCAATGCGTGCTATTTACACGAAATGCCGTGCCTTGTGTTCAGCGACTTTTACGAAACATTCGGCAAATTGGGCGACTACAGTGAGGTCCAGTTGCTTTGTCTCTTGTCTTGTTTTTATGATTTGAAAGTGAAAGACGATTACAAGACCCATTACCCACCCTTTTTGAAAAAGGAACTCACCTATATAGAAGAGAAAATAAATACCTACATGGACAGCGAGTTGAAGCATAATCTCTATATCACATGCCAATATAAGCTACAATATGACTTGATGGTATACATGAAGAAGTGGTATGAAGATGTGCACGACGAGGGCCAGAGCCGTTTGTTTTTCCAAGAATTGAAGAGCGAACTGGATGTGTTTATTGGGGATTTCATGAAATGTTGCATGAAGATTGTCAACATGTGTAATGAGTTAAAGATCTTCGGGGAAAATGACGGGAATTATGTGTTTGTGGAAAAGATAATGGGAATCCAAAAGCAGGTACAGAAGAATATTGTTACGAACCAGTCGTTTTATTTGTAATGAGTGATCTTTACCCCATGAGTTGCCTGACTTTGTTAATATAGTGCGCCATTGCTTCTTCGGGTTTCATTCCCTGGTGTGTGTTCCAAGCCTCCCATTTTCGTTTACCCTTGAAATCGAATAACCCGCCTGGACAGGGAACATTGCAATCTCCAAGGGTGGCTTGTTTGTAATACCCATAAAGACAAAGTAAATCATCGTCGTTGGGTTTTGTTGGAAGGAGCTTTGCTAGTTGCGTGAATCGGTGGAAAGTATTTGAAATGTCTAAAACCGAAAAGGCACTCATATCTATATATCTTTGGAAATGATTAAAAAAAATTGATTTAAACTATATAATTCATCTTACTATAGAAGCATATGACCACGTTTACAAATCAATCTCAACTTTATGACTATTTAAATGTGACCAAATTGAATCGCACCATGAGCGACGAGGACTTTGAGAAAGCATTGCCCTCCTTATCTAAACTACTCTTTGATTATGGATTTGACAAGATATTGAAAGATTATAACCAGAAATCATTGAAAGACGCACAAGACGATTGGCTGGCTCTCCAAACCAAGAACATAGATCAAGATTACATCAATTCCACCTCTACGGTTGGCATGGTGATCATCAAGAAGCATATGCTTCATCTATATGATGTTAAAAGTCACAAGGGGATTTGTATTCGTGATCTGTGGACCAAAGAAAACCTTGAAAAGGTGTTGAGGTTAAATCGTAAGACCCATTCTACCCCCTATGTGACCGAATTGATTCGCCAGCTGGGATTCATGGCGGGAACATCCAAGGTCACCATTTATCGCCCGTTGCTCACCAAGCGTATTGTGGATACCTTTCAAGCAAAAAAGATACTGGACGTGTGTGTGGGGTGGGGCGGGCGCATGTTGGGCAGTGTTTGTCTGGAGGGGGTTCACTATAGTGGCATTGAACCGTGCACCAAAACCATGAAAGCATTGAAAAAAATGACCAAGGAACTGAACATCATGAAACAGGTCAAATTATATCACGGTATGGCCGAGCAGATTTTACCGGCATTAGATGTAAATCTAAAATACGATTTAGCACTGACCTCACCACCTTATTATAATCTAGAAATATACAGCGATGAAGACACTCAGTCGCATCAGCACGGCAGTTACGAAGACTGGGTGGAAGCATTCCTGAAACCGGTTGTATTTGGTGTGCTGGATCGCCTGGCCGAAAACGGTCATAGCTGTTGGTCCGTGAAAAATTTCCGCACAGACAAGGCGTATCCATTGTATGATGATATTGTAGCATTACATGAAGAACGAGGGTGGATCCAATCTGATCGGGAATTTTATATTGGAAATTGTTTGCGTCCAGGTTTGAAAGATGACGCAGGCCAAGCGGCCAAGAGCAAAGAGAGTACGTATGTGTTTGTTAAGGGGGAGTGATTGGTGGTGGTGAATGAATGAATGATTGTTGTGTGATAAATTGAATCAATTCCTCTTCATTCTTTATTTCATGAAAATAGTCCAAAAAGGATTTACCATGCTTCGCAAAATCGGAGCGAGAAAACCAATATCCTTGTTGGGCGTTTGCGACTCCTTCGTCGGATTTTTTCCCTTGTCCTGTAACAATACCCATGGATATCAGCGACTCCACCGTTTCACGTGATGCAATAAAATTACGAATCCTATGGAAATCAAGCCCTGAAAGAAACAAGTATGACCAAGGGTGTTTCATTTCTATGTGTTGCCATTTCCAGTCACCTCCGTTTGCATGATATCGGGCGGATTTTTCTTCTATGGCATAACCCAGTTTTCGGTGATCGTGTCCCGAATCGTCGCGAGGCTCCATGTTGTAATGGCAGCGTGTAATTTGTTCCATACATTTTTCTCCAAACGTCTTCCCAGGCAATTCTACAAGCATAAGTATTTCAGGAGGAGCATCATGTTCTTGATAATATTGATATTGGGTTTTGTGTTTATTTAACATAAATTGTTGAAAGATGGGCATTTTTGATAACGTTTCTATTGTCAAACCATCTTCAGTTTCCATATATACAATCCTATTAGAATTGTATATAAGATATTTTTATATAGTTATTCAATTTTTTTATTTAGGGATCCCGGGATGTCTAGATAGTCGATTCGCCCGCATCAGGTGCGCCGCTATCAGTTGTGGTCTCAGCCACTTCTTCCGCCGTCACGATTTCATTTGAAATCAATTGAATGCGTTTCAAGCACCGCTCCGAGAAGTTCTTGTTTTGATCTAAAAATTTACCAAGGCGCTCAATATAAGAATCAAATTCCAGGGTCAGCTTCGTTTTTTGGCTCTCCAAATTCATGATCAAGTTCCCCACACTGAACCCGCGAGTTTCTCGTTCCGTCGCCCGGGCGATTTTATCGTCAAACGAACCAATATCTTCGGCCAATTCGCGCAAGTTACTGGTGGTGCAATTGATCAGCGCAAAGATTTCATTCATATCGTATTTCGCATAAGGATCGGAAATTTCTTCCGGTTCGCCTTCCACGGGTTCGCCCAGGGCATTTTTAGCCGCCGGATTGGGGATCATGGGTGCGGGGTAAGGCGTCATGTTGCGAAACTTACGTTCTTTCACCGATTCCTTGGTAGCCCCAGCCGGGATCTCTTCAATCGCAAGGGCATTATCAATGATGCCGTCGCAATATTTATATAAATCGCCATATAGTTTCTTGATGTATACATCTTTCATGTGAACAAAGAAATCCAAATCAATTTCAAGTGAGTTCTTTTGAAAGCCCAATGTATCTAACGAAGTTCCCACATCGTAACCACGAGCCTCATCCGCCAAGACTTCCGTTTCAAAATCCTTGATAGACAAAATATCACTTTCTAAATTTCCAATGAATTTATCCATTTCCGTATATTTCACGTTAATTTCATTCAATGTCGCATTGTAACCATCAGAGTTTATCTTATCGCGCAATGTACTGTTGGTCGGTTGTATAGCCGTCATTTATACATTGAAATATCATTATTAAAATCGCCAAAAAAATAAATCAAAACAGCATCTAGTATCCACGTTTGTAGCATACTCGCTGTCGTTTTCAATGCTCAATTCCGACATAATTAACTGGAGGGGGGCGGAATCCCCCTTTGTTCTAAAAAAGCATGTAGTTCTTCTTTGACCTTTTTTATTTTACGCACCTTATCAATAAGGTTATTGAAGCGTTCTGACGCCAATAGATCTTTGTATTCTTCTTCTTTTCCTTCTAAATATTCATTGGTCACCACGAGTTCTTTGAGTTCAAATGACAAGGTTTCCATGTCTTCCGTTTGTTGCAATATCGTGGTTTCATAGATCCGCATGAAGTTTTCAACGGTTTGAATGTTTTCCTCGCTTTCTTTGTCTTGCAAGGATTCCGTGGTCTTCTTGAGCTCTGCAATTTCGTGGCGTACGCTCCAAATGTATTTGTCTATTTCGTCCGTATCGTAGCTTTCAATAATGTCTTTCATTTTATACATAATCCAATCAAATTAAAAGACACCAAAGAATTAATCCACAACCATATTTCGGTTATTATATAGCATGAGCAATATTTTGGATTTGACTTTATTAATGATAATGCTTTCATCCCGGTTTTTCAGATATCTTTTGAACGATGCGATGATTTCGGGATATTGTTCCTTATACTCATCATACCATGTTTCTAACACGACTTCATTGTATTCAAACAAGTTATCAATCTGTTCTTTCTTATTGACAATTTGCCATTTATTATCTCTATACACCATGGCGTAGTTTCCCTTGATATTAGAAATATAAATGTTCATGTTTTCCGGCTTTTTTTCATTGAAATGCACCTTTTCTATAAGGGTTTTCACACATTGATTGCAATCCTTGATACAACGCACATAATCTCGGGGGGTCAAGTGGCTATAATCCGTATCCTTATAATTCAAAAGCTGAATGTTATATATATTGCTATTGTTCAGTTGATTGGTGGTGTTGTTCACATTTCCGTTGACCACATTTTGGATTTGTAGTTTATTCGTCAGTTTATCTATTTGCTTTTGCATACTGTCTTGTATTTTCTCTATTTGTTTGTTTTTGTCTTGCAATTGGCGTTCCTTTTCGTTCAACAAGCGGGCCAATTCTTTCATGCCTTCGTCTTTGTTATGCTTGCAACTATATTTGATATGTTTGTACATCGACTGTTTGAATTTGAAATACTTGAAACAATAATGACATTGAAATGGCGTCACTTCTTGATTCACAGAAAGGTTGACTTTAGGATGACTAAATGTTGACTTTTGGTTGACTAAAGGTTGACTTTTGGATGACTCGATGTGCTTCTTCGTCAAAAGGTGTCTAGAAAAGTCTCCCTTCAAGTTTGTATGAAAGTCGCATGATTCACAGTTATATTTTTTGTTCATGTATATAATAAATAAAGATATAAAATATCTCTATATTCAAATATAAATGAAAACCATGTTTTTTCCATGTTTTTCCATGTTTTTTCCATGTTTTTCCATGTTTTTCATGTTTTTTTATTTTAGTCGTTTTTAGAATAAGATCATATATGTGAATAAAAAGAATATATTCTATAAATATTATGACAGCATAAAATAAAAAACATGCAGGTTGACTCGAAGAAATTTCATTTGGAGGGGGGGGGAGTATTGATTTTTAAATTTGAAAAAAAATAAAGAAAAAAAAAGTTATTTTTGCATATTTTTGAATCGAAAAAACAAAAGCCGGGGGTTCGAAAAGTTGCGCTATTTTCAGATTTCCCAAAAATTACCAAGTGAATTTTGTTATGCTATAAATGTGATATTCTATGTATAGCAAAGAAATAATTGTTACTGACTTTGCAAAAACAGGGGGAAATCTGGGAGGGATTCTCCACCAATCAAAACGCGGGATTCTCCACCAATCAAAACACGGGGATTCTCCACCAATCAAAACGCGGGATTCTCCACCAATCAAAACGCGGGATTCTCCACCAATCAAAACACGGGGATTCTCCACCAATCAAAACGCGGGATTCTCCACCAATCAAAACACAGACAACACGGTCTATTTATCTACATGGAAAAAAACAGATTTTAGAAAAAACGAAGATCCTTGGTGGACTTAATAAATTAATTCAAATAAAAATATATTATCTTATAATAAAGTATATGTCCGGATACGAGAAAACTTCCGTGAGTACATTAGGTGGTGGCGTCCCTGGAAAAGTAGAAGCCGCGTATGGAAATACCTTAAGAGGAGGCGAAGTGGCCCTCAATCGTCGCAAATTAAGAAAGGCTTTCAAGACCAGCAAGGTCACTTTATCGGACGGAAGCAAAGTGTCGTCGGCATGCGGTCCGTTTAGAAGCGCCTTTCAACTCGGCGACCCATTAGGCCGTAAAAACCTACGATGCGGTGGATGCAACCAATCCAACAAGGATGGGGTATCCAATGCGGATTGCGAGACATCTCTTAATGGTGCGACCCCCCTGGAAGTGCCCTTAGGCGGTGGCAACAGCAAGCATGTTGCGGACAGTTCAATGTTCACGCAATTCAAGCACCTCAAGGCCATTAATTTGACATACAATGACAAAACAGGCGGTGGCGCAGGGGGGAGCACGGTGTTTAGTGCTTTGAACAAAATTAGGTCATAAATAAATTAAATGAAATATAATTTTATTACTTTATTATAATAGGTAAGTAATAAAATGGGAAATAAAAGAAAGAACATTTCATATAAGAAAAAAAACAAAAAGAACAAAAAGAAGATCAAAGGTGGAAATCTGTTCAAGGGATTGATGAACACGGGTTCGTATCCCAAGAGCGGTAAATTCAAAGGAGAAATTGACTTTGTCAATAGAGAAGAAAATAATGTCAATGCCAATAATAACGACGAGTTGAAGTTGATCACACCGGGTGGCTTAGATGTGAACTCGGTCATCCAAAAAGGCGTTCCCCAAGGAGATGATGCGCAAAAATCCTTTGATAAGATACAAGCCTCTTTAGATTCCCTTGACAAACCACCAATCATGCATCTCGTGGATTACATGCTGTACACGCTTTACACGATCGCCGGTATTTTCATCTATTACCCCACCTTTTTAGTGAACATGCCCGATACCACTTTGGAAAATATTATCCCGACCAAAGACGGATGCAAAACACTCATTGGCGACGAACTCATGTGTAAACGCAAGTTAAAATGCTTTTTCAAAAAGTGTTCTATGTTTGAAGATCCAGTTGCATATAAACTAGAAAAACAGCTCCAAGTTGCAAGCAAAAAAGGGATCCATCGCAATAAAAGCCGAAAGGTGCAGAAAATAGCATCGCAAAGTGGTGGAGCCATTACCAAAACACGAAAAAGGAAGACGCATGCTTTTTTGAAACATGTGCCAAAGAAGGTGCAAAAGGCCATGAAGCGCGCCCAAAAGAAAGATTTGAAACAGTATTTGAAATTGGTGCGATCCATGATGAAAACAAAGACCGGTGGGGCTTCCCTATTAGAGAAAAACGTGCCACAATCCTTTCGCGATAATGTAAAAAATGTGATGAAAGATATGACCCCCGAACAACAGAAAAATCTATACAAGGGCATCGCAAATAAAAACACGGTGGATAAAGCAACACCCATGATGGAATCTTACTTAGAGGACAAGGGGATCCATCCATTGTTGGCCCAGCAACTTTCGGGAGTTGGAAACCGGGCAACTACGGAAATCATGCGAGACAAGCGCGCCAATGTTAGCCAATCCACTTGTTTGAATCGCGTACAAAATCCAGACGGAACAGTCACCACCAACCACATTCTTTGTGATAATAAACCAGCAACGGACTATAAAAGCGATGAACCAAATAATAACGTATTGTATAAATCCCTCTTTGGTAAAGACGAAATTCAGCGACTCAAAGAAACCACGCAGAAATCTAAAGAAAGACTGAAAACCATCCTTAGTATGGGAAAGAGCATGAAATCATTGGCAAAAACAAATGAATCCTTGTACGGTCAATTGAAGATGGACGACGATACATTTGTGGAACCCGAAATGGTACAAGAGTTTTTGAAGGATTATTTAGATCATGACTCTGTGTTTAAATTGCTGATTGCGTATAAAATGCTGGATTCCATATTTCAAGATGAAATCACGAGAGAAGAAATGCAGGAATACAACGAAGACATTCCCGATGAAATGTATGGAGTGGACGTGTCTTTTCCGTGGAGCACGAAGAATTATTTCGTCACCCCCGAAGAAAGACGAAAGTGTTTGTTTGCGCATTTGACTCAATCGAATTTAGGCGACGATTACCAAAGCAGTGATTTATACGAGAAATGCTTTGTATGTAAAAACTGCACCTTGGCAAACACGTCATTCAAAGCATGGGAGCGAGTCTTTGATAATCTTTTCACGACCACCAAGGGCGAGTTTTCAGCCATTTCTAGCGACTTATTTGAAGTCATGAAGAAGAAATTTAGATTTCATTTGTTGCCCATCAAGCAATACTACATGTTGAGTTTGCTTTCTATGAACTTTATCCACCCCATGATCGATCTCCAAACGTTAAAGATCCCCATAAGAACCAAAGAAGGCGAAACCTATGACTTGCGAGATCTCATATTGGGAATTCCGCAAATGTCGCCAACAATGCAACCGTCTCCATTGGTAAAAGACCAATTACGCGAAACATACCTCATGATGAAAATGATGAACATTGAAAGTATCTTATATACCATGTGCTTTAAAATGATGTACCGAAAGATCCTTAAAGAAAATGACACGCATGTAGAAAAACGTCTTCATGAAATCAAACAGCAAATCAAACACAAATACAATTTGTTCTATGGTCGTGGAAAACTCTATGGTCTTTTGGACAACAATGTGGACTTTTATGAGTTGGACCGTTTCAATCCCGTCAAAAATTCCCAAAAGTTAAAAGATATACACGATAACATTGAAGTCTATGGAGACAAGGAAATCGCGAGTGCCTTAAATGACCATCTCAAAAAGTATGTTCCATTGTTTCAGATGATTTTAGATAAGAATCAATATGATTTTTCGGAAAGCTACGAAAATCATAGTGATGAACCCATTCGCATGTTTCACCCGATTGTGGTAAAACTCAATGAAATAGAAAAGGATGAAAAGGAAGAAGAACTCAACTAGTAAGATAGTCTAATGTACACGCATTTTTATCTAAATATTCCCCGCTTATGTCTTGAAGGTTTCCAAATATACCATTGATATCTTGGTTTATAGCACTTGTATCAAAATCTGCTCTTTCGGCCTCTTTCAAAAACGCTGAAATATCGGTGTTGCCGTTTTCTTCGTATTTTTCTTTGATCTTTGCGAGGGTAAGGTTACTATTTCTAAAATCGGGTATGATTCGTTTGAAACAATTTCCATCAAACCCTTCTTGCATTCTAACACATAGTTTATATATCAATACAATGGCAAGCAAAAAGAATAAAAAATTCATTATAAATATATTGTATATTATATATAATGAATTTTACATGGAAAGGAGACGAAACCAAAAATCATGGATTGGTGGTCCGTAACGCAATCGTGCCGACAAATTCGCGTCCATTTACAGCCAATGATCCAATTGTATCGGTGTCAAGCGACGACCCCCTAGTGTTAAAAAAAAATCCCTTTGGTCGCCCCTTTGGCAAGGCGAATCCCTTAAAGCACTGGAGAAAGCAACTCATGCCGGAATATGCAACAAAGAGTTCCAAACAAGTCTCGTTAGACCGACTCAACGCACCCAGTGGTGCGATTTTGTCCAAGTGTGATTGTTCGTCGTCCAATGCACAACTCTTGAAAGAAAATATCATTATCTTGAATTCGTGCACGGGGACCCGCGACGGAAATCGGTGTGTTGGTGGGTCGCATAACGTAAGGCGTTCCGCTTCCACCAATTTAAATAAAAACTACTACCGAAACTATAGCAAATATCTTCAGGCTAAATGCCGGACCTATGAATCGAACACACATCTGGGAGCTAAAAATGACAACAATACCTATCAAGGAAGCAAATGTCAGACCGAAAGTTGCCCGAACAAGCAAATTATCTACAAACCATCTAACACTGCCTTCATGCAACAAGGTTCGGTGTCTTCGTCGGCCAATACTTTGCGTAAACGCAACAATGCGATTACCAATAACTCCAGTAGCCTCAGAACAGCCTATGGCAATTCTATTGTGCATGCGATCATTGATGATAACACATCAGCCTATAAGATCCGCTACGTAAAGGGAGATAACAACTCGTCCTCGTTGTGTCGTCAACAGTTCAAGGATTGCACTAGTTCTTCGTGAATTGGTTGCTGATGTTCGCGACACCATTTGATGCATCGCTCCACATTCGTGACCTTGATCTTGTCTATTTTGTCTCTGTGAATCGATTGAGCCTCCTTGATGTAGTTCAAGGTAGACAAAATGTTTTCTACTTGTTGCTGACCAAAGATGGCATTGATTTCTTGTATTTTACATAAAAAGTAGCTATTTAGTTCAAAACGAAACAACCCATTCAGGTTTTGTTTTGAAAGATCCTTGAATCCACTGATTAATTTTTCTATGATCGCATTGTAGTTTTGTTTCACACAAAAGGACTTGCACACGATGTATCGCTCCGAGTTCGCCTCTCGGCTCGTATGCGGTTTATAAATGTAAACTTGTTCATA